TGCAAAGAAGTATCAATATAATGTCTCCTCTGGCGGCATTGTAGGCAATGTTATCATTCTTAGTGGTAACGCCCTTTGGCAATGAAAAAAGTCCCTCACACAGAGCCTAAAGAGTCCTACGAGGCAAAGCGTAGATGGCTTGAAATAAAGAAGCAGTACGACGAAGCTGCTCAAAGATGTATTGACCTAATGCTTCATCCTGACGTTAGCAATGATCAACTTGGGAATGCTGCAAAACATTTAAGAGAAATGCGAAAAGCCGTGATTGAAGGAAGCGAAGAAATAAAGAAGATAATAAGAAGATAGCAGCCAACGGTTTGTATTGTTTAGAAAGGTTGGTATAATAACTAGCTAGGAGAATAAACAGATGACTAAAATATTTGAATTAAACGAAGTTGTTAGTGACGAAAAGAAATTTAATGGGTTGGTAGATTCTTTGGTTCAATCAAGCATGAAGGCAAACTATCTTGATTTAGTAACCGTCCACGGATCAGAGGATGCCAACGAAAGAATGGTTGTTCTTTACGGTGATAGCTGGACGACTCGTCAAACAGATATATGGCAGTGGTTTGATGATGAAATGGCTTCCGTAAGGGAGAGGGCATGAGATATGCCTTTGCTCCTTGGGATGATGTAAGCGACCTTGAGAACCATTATTGCCATCATCACGAAATGTTCTACGATGATTTAACTGGCATACCCGTCTGCCCGATATGCAGAAATGCCAAAGTACAGGCTCACCTTAAAAAACAAACTATCCAGAAGGAAACAAATGATGAACGGAACGTACCTCAAGAAACTTAGAACAGAGGCCGGATTAAGCCAGAGACAGATGGCAGAAAAGCTCGGATACATGGCAAAAGGAAAGCCAAACCGTAGCCATATAGCCAGAATAGAGAACGGTCACCAGAAAATAACAGAGCGACTTGTTTTGGCCGTTAAGTATGTCTGCGAGAAAACAGAGCTAGGAAGAACGATTGTCTACGGAGAACCAGAGCCGACATGGCAAGAGACAATGGCAGCAAGCGATGAGAGCACGGTTACAATAAGCGCAATAGATTAGCCGTGAAGATTTTTAAATTATTCAAAGAATGGCATAATTCTGAAGCAAATCAAGAGATTGCAAAAGACACTCTTTTAATGATGCGTAAAGTTGAATATGATGAGGCAAACGAAAGATTAAAGACATTTTTAATGAATTTCGGTCAGACTCACAAGTTTATTGCATACAAAAAAACAGGACGTTTTTGCGAAAACCCCAAACGAAATATAGAGTTTATTGAAGAGATGGAAGAAAACACGGGGGACTTTAAAAAGAAAATAAGCAGATACCAATATGCAAAAAATAGATACAACAAACTCCTAGACAACCAATGATGCCAATAATCTTGTTTATACTGGTTGTAAGCATAGACGGGCAAGACGTTGAGCAAAACTGCGAACAGGCTCTATGTTTTAAGGATATTGATAGATGCCTATACTTTGCCGAAAGAATCAACCAACAACCTAACTCCCCTGAACTTAAAGCGCACTGTCGTTTTATTAATGCGGACCCTGATAGCCGATGGTATTTATAAATTCAGAAAAGCGTCCAAGAGAATACGCAGCAGAAATTTGCGCTCTCAAAACAAGAGAAGAAAGACGAGAAGCGCTTGACAAAGTTCCTGATAAGTATAAAGATTGGGTAGCTTTTTATGTGACGACCTCCTTTTCTATAAAAAAACGTCGTCGCATGAGAGGCCATTCAACTCCTTGAGACGAAGAAGTATTAAGCCCTAGCAGAACTCTCACCCCGCTAGGGCTTTTTTTCTGTATTAAGCCTGATATTTAAACCCGCCAGAGTGCAAAGTCTGTTTTTTTCATCAATACCTTCTGGAGTGAGCAGATACTTCCCTTTATGGAATACAACAAAACCAACATCTATGGATTTCTGTAGATAGTCAGAAGGCAGAGATTCCCCCGAAATAACCGCAAGGAGAACCCCTAAATTACGACTCTGGTTCTTGCTCAAAGCCATCTGGATAGGTTCCTGTGCGAATCATATGGCATATATCATCAGCCCTTTTCCCAACCTGTCTCCTCCAGCGGCTATCATAGAACTCATCGCTAGCCGTGTCATAGTCATGACTGTCCAGACCAGCTATTGCTTTTTTAAAGAGAGCAAACCTTGATCTACCCAGATTAAACAGCAAATTCAGGACTGCCTCGCGCCGGATGGTATCAAGCTCCTCATACCAAGAGAACTGCCTTGCTTCTTCTTTGCATCGGTTAATATCGTTAGTAAGCAAGTAATCTATTTCGTCATCGTTTAAGCCTAGGGAGCCGTCAGCAATACATCTACCAACGCCTATGGTTTCTAAGCCCTCAGTATCACGATAAACATGAGTCATAACGCCCTCATGCTTTCTGAGCATTTTAATTAAATTATCCATGAACTCTCCTTACTTTGACTGCGACCCGCTGAACCAAAATGCCGCCATCGTGCCTAGAATTCCTGATAACTGGCCGAGAACGAGTGAGATGATTGTCTCGTCATTCTGGTCATGAGGTAGAATAGTCACAGCCATCACATAAGCCCCATATAATATGAGCGCTAATATCCCAAATACTTTTGGAGTCCAGTCATCCTTGAAGGTTTCTCTGGCGTGTTGGCGGTCTTGAACCTCGGTCTTAAAAGACTCTAGGTCTATCTCCATTTCCCTTATCCGGCCTTTAAAATCATTATCCGCTTCTTTAACAAGAACAGCCTTTTCTGGCTCTCTTTCTATAAGGTCTTCTATCTCGTTGGCTGTTGCTGTTTCGGGGAGGCCAAGCTTGGAAGCAGCCATTTTTACAGCCATTCCCGCCATCGGCCCTCCAGCAGCGCTAGCGATTGTTGGAGCTAAAGATTTAAGTAATCCACCTAGTTTCATAATTCCTCCGATGTTTCATGTGAAACCTATCCGCAAAGGTAAATACAGGCTATCTGCCCTGTATCTGAGGCGCTGTCAAAGCTTATATCTTCTCTTGCTTTGGCAACAGTGTAACTTCTGATTATATCATCCGACTGCTTCATCCCCTTTCCAGAGGTATTTGAGGTAACTATTAAATCTCCAGCAGATATGTTCCCAGACTCGCCAGTAACATTAATTAAACCCTCGCCAACCGCATTGATATAAACAATCTTGTGATCTTCCATGAGTGACTCATGCTCACTTTTCAGGGCATATTCTCTTCTACTTACCCCTGAAACCTCATCATTAATTGTACTTTCGTCTGCCAAAGTTGGTGATACATAAGCAGAAGGCGCATCTTCCGCATAAACGCCAAGCACTGTTTTTTGATTAGCAGAGCTAGATGCCTCCACTTTCGTAACTACATCTGATAACCCTTTCTTATCAACCACAGAGACATCAACCACTATGTCCCCTAACTCTATGGTTTCAGAATTATCCAGTACGGATTCGTGAGCGCCAGTGAAAGGAAGGTATGATCCTGATGTGTAAATATTACCTGTAGCGTTTACCGAGTAACTGCTATCAGCCAAATAAACATCTTTAGCGCTATTATAATTAAAGTATCCTCCAGCCGTTCCAACTCCTAGCGCACCCACACCAGTTGCACTTGAATAATTGCCTCCGCTATAAGTCATGCCCCCGTATGCAACAAGGGCATAATAAGCAGCACTACTTCCGGTATTTGCGGCAGCTAGACCTACAGGCGATGCTCTTGAAGTAAATATTCCGCCACACGAAGTTGATGAAGAAGTTTCTCCAACAACAGCAGCGGGGATACTGTTAATACTGGCTCCGCCACCTAGTCCAAAAAGCAACCCTGTAGAAATAGACGAGCTACTTGACGTTAGCTTATCCACAGTAATTACATTAGCCGCGATAGCAGACGCACCAATCGCTCCGGCTGATATCTTTCCGGCAGTTATGGCGCTAGACGCTATCTTTGCTGCCGTTATAGCGTTAGATGCCACTTTATCTGCCGTTATTGCACCCGCATTTATTTTTGCTGCCGTTACAGCAAGTGCATCTATCTTTCCGGCTGTTACTGCTCCGGCTGAAATTTGTGTAGCGGTTACTGAGTTGGCTGCAAGTTCTGAGGCGGTTATTGTTCCGGCTGTTATCTTGGCTGCGGTCACAGCGTTAGATGCTAGTTTGGCGGTTTCTACAGCACCATCTGATATTTTGGTAGCGGTAATAGCGTTGGTAGCAATCTTGGCGGCTGTACCAGCTTCATCAGCAAGCTTTCCAGTAGTAATAGCTAGGTTGGCTATCTGTGCTGTGCTAGCGGTTCCTGATAGTTGTGAGAAGTTAGAGGCTCCGCCTAAAGTCTCATAAGCCGAACCGTTCCATTGATAAAGTTCGTTATCTCCAGTGTTATAGATGCTTTCTGTAATTTTAGATGCGGGAACAGAAGAAACAATAGTTACAGGCTCAATGGAAGAAGCAAACTTGGCTGCGGTAAGTGTTGCATCAGCTATATCGGCTGCGGCTGTTTGCGTAAAGCTTCCAGATACCTCAGAAGAAGCGGAGGATTCTGTGCCGTAGCTGTTCTCTGCCTTAAGCTTGAAGTAGTAAGTAGTCCCGTAAGCTAGGCCGCTTGAGATGCCTACAGCGTGTTTCCTGACAGAACTCTTAGTTACCCCTACGGATGTTAATAAATTGCCAGAGGCGGGCGTGAAGCCGCTAGAAGTGCTGTAATAGATGTTTACCTTAATTACACTTTCTACTGCGGGGGCTGTGAATCCAATTTCAATGAATCCGGCCCTTCCTGTTGATGCAGAAACAGATGTGGGTGCGCTGATAGTGTCTGGTTCAGCAATAGTGATATTTGAAGGACTTGTATAAGCACTGTAAACATTATCAAAAGCAAAATGCCGAATCCTGACATAGTATTGTTTTCCTACGACGCCACCTTCATAGGTTACACTGGTTTCTCCTTTTCCCGCAATCCCCGCTGTTTTGTAGTCCGTCCCGCCATCTGTGCTTAATCTGTATGAAATTTCTGTGCCTTGTATTGCGTCATTCCCGTTATTCGTCCAAGAAATCTTTATTGCTATTTTTGCTGTCGTTCCTTCTTGACTGGTAATCTGCGTAAGAGTTAGGTTAGTTGGGGCGCTGATACCTAGACTACCCCCGCTAACATTGCTCCCTTCAGCAACAACATCTACATAGTTCCCTGCGGAGTAGTCATATATCGTTGTATCTATTTCCTGTAACGTCAGTCTGGTTGCTGCAAACACGTTGCCATCTTGCTCCGCAAACTGAAGTTCTGTGGATTGCACTTCAAATGTCTTAGAGCTATAGGACATTCTTGTATTCGTTACATTAACCCAATCGCTAGGCTGTAATTTTAAATACTCAATCGTAGTGAGTAGCGAGACTGTTGATGTCTGTCTCTGTCTATCTAAGACTATTGCCGAAAGCCTTTGAGCCATAGTCTGTGTGGTTGTAAACGGAAACTGAAGCTCTAGCAGTCTTTTGTAGTTAGCTGATGACTCGCCAGACGGGGTATCAGCCGCCAAATAAGTAGCGTTCTCATAGACGGGCGCTTCCATAGCCTCATACTTTGCACTGGCATCTACGAATATTGATTTAACGGTATTGTACATTTCGCCATTGCCAGCTTTAGTGGAGATGCTTATATCCCCAAGAACATCCTCATCTGTAATGGTTAAGCTGGTTGATTGGTCACCGCCCACAAAGAGGTTAAATTGGCCGTTAGTGTAAGAAATAGCACCCGCACAAGAGGTTAAAAACCCCTCCAGAATCCCCTCTCCTGACGCAGAGGCGTTAGTAAACCCATTAGCCGTGTATCTGGTTTCGGATGACCCAGAAGGCGTAGCAGCGCTTCCTCCCATACCAGAATGATTTGCACAGTAGTAATAAAGAGCCGGAGCGCTTGTTGCGACAGTAATCTGAACATAAGCCCCGCTACTTCCGGCAGTTCCGTTAGTAGTCACCCCTGTCGTGTACTGCGATCCGCCCCCATGAGTTCCGTCTGATGTGGCCGAGAATCGTAGCGGGTGATTACTGTTGGTGTTATCAGATTGGTCAAACTTATAAGTGTTTCCCTCTGTGAGTGTTAGTGATGCCTGAGAAGTTCCATCTATTACAAACTTACCCCCAGCAACAGTAACCGTATGGGTGGTCAGATTTGCATTAGGCACAGAAGTTGATTCATCGCAAATATCAGCAGCCTTATGAAAGCTTCCGACTGTGCTTCCGCTACCATCATTTATTTCGCTTGCAACCGCTTTTAATCCATAGGTTGTATCTGTTAGGTAGTCTCTGATTATGAGCGCTGGGTTAGCTGACCAAGCCGTTGAATCATCTCTTGGATCAAAAACCTTTTTTCCTTTGACCTCAAACCATAAGGCGGGAAGTTGCCCGTTCTTTTCTGGGTCGTATATAAGCTCCATATAGACGTAAGCCATTCCCTGAAACTTGGCTGTTGCAGGGTAATCGCTTGAGAGTGAGGCCGCAGCCAAACCATCAACCGCAGTCTGACTTCCGTTATGAAAGGTAAACCTTATTAAACGACCACTACCAAAAGAGTTATCGTTGTCAGTATTGGTAAAATCAGAGTTGGTTACGGTGAATACTGTTTCCCCGCTTGTAGTTGCGGAGCTTGTTGTCAGCAGAACATCGTTTAAATAAACCGCTTCTAGGCTTTGTATCTCATGCCCCGCTAGAACGATAGCCATATGCAGCTTATTGTTCTCTGTGCCGCTTGTGGTCATCTTTACGATGGTTCCGGCTACACGACACTTGCCATAAACTATCTGTCTAGGAGCTTGCGCTGCGCGGCCTGTCAGCTTAGTTCCAAAATTGCCTTTGGTTGCACTGATACCCCTGCTTGTAAGCATACCAATGCCAGCAGATACGAGAGTTCCGATTGCTGTAACAACCGCATATTGAAACGCTGCCGTAGTAACGCCAATAGTTCCAGTTCCAAACAAGGCGGTCATTTTGCCTCCAGCAGCAAAAATTGATCCTCCTGTATAGATAACAACAAAAGTAACTGCTGCCGCGATAAGCGCTGTTTTTATTGCTTTCACTTTATTCTAAAGCTCTCTGTAATATGAAATTTATCTACTGCCGCTGTTCCTTTGTCTGATGGCGCTCGTATAACAAAGCCGTCGTATATGCCTATAGCAAAATCCTTTTTCTTGTAGATTGTTACATCTCCTAGCTGCGGCTTCTCAACAGGCTGAAGCCCAGCCTTCATAAGTATTGATTTTGCCAAAGCCGGAAAGTTATCCCCGTTCTTCCTGATTACCTCTATGGCTGTTTTCCTATCATGCCATCTTAGCTCTTTTGGAACCAAATTTTGTCCGGTCATTGCTAGAACCGCTGCATCCGTAAACCTACAACAATCCCAACTACCCCATGCAAATTCGTAATCTTTGTGTTGAACCAAAAACAGATGAAGGTTTATTTTCCAATCTTCAAGCTTATCTATTGCGGTCACCATCCCAGCTATCATCTTCTATATCGCCTTCATCAAAATTAGCTCCGACACCTTTCCTTCCCCAATATATTTGCATCTGGTTCACTTTTGCCACCTGATTTAATGAGGTATCCCCGTCATACAGGTATTGTTGAGATTCTTTTGTATACCGAATATTTGAAGGTCTGGTTAAATCAATTAACCTGTTTTCTGTTTGCAGCGTAATCGTTGCTCCGGCTGTACTATCAGTTATATCTGCCTGAACCATTCTGCCTTTGTAAAGAGTTAGATAACCATCAACAATATTAGTGCCTCCAGAGGTGAAGGCCATAAACAAGGTAACTGGTCTGTTTTGGTAGTTCTCTGTCAGGGCATAACCTAGAACGTCTGCATCCATGCCGGATAGCTGGAAGGTAACGCCAGAGCTTTTTAATTCTTTGGTATCCTCTATATCTGAGATGGATAGAAGCGTACCCGCACCCTCATAGGTTTCGCTGTTTATGACCAAATTATCCAAACCAGAGTGTATTCTTACGGTGTCTGTATCAAACTCCGCCTTAACCGCAAATTTAATTTCTTGATGGTCTTGCGCTAGACGCAGCGCTGTTTTGGTATCAATCCCTGCTCTGCTAGACATTAAATTACCTCGGCAAAGGCTAAACTAATTCCATACAGGCTTACTTGATTGGCACTCCATGTCACCGCATTTTCGGCCAACCTAAACCTTGATTGATTGTAAGTGCTGCTAAACCCAACGTAATGAGTGTTAGCTAGATCGGCTCTTAGCTTTGGCTGTATTGATACAGAGTAATGATTCGGTGAACCGCTTTGGCTTGTTTCTGTAGCGTCAGCGGTTGCCATAACAAGCTGCACTCTAGGGGATAGTGCGGCTGCTCCTGAGTATATTGATAAGAAATCACCCTTTTTAATTGTGCCTGTGTTTGAGTTTCCAGAGGCCGCAAGTGATAAAGCTTCAGAGCCTTTAATGTTCTGCTTTACAGAGCATCCTGATGTGCTGTTTTCTGTTGTTAGAGTGCTATTTACAACTATTACAGAATCAGATGTTTTGGTTGTTATCTTGTGAGTGCCATTGTTGGGTACGTTATTAGCTCCCGCAATAGTTATGTAATCCCCAACTTCCAGACCATCAAATATATCTGTAGTTGATGTTATTTGACTGCCGCTTGAAGCAAAGCTCAGAGTTGCACTAGAGACATTACTTGAGGTATTAACTCGTATTTCCCCCGCCAGATAACCTCCGTTGTATGTTCCCACGGGGTCTTTAGCATCAGGGTCTATAAAATGAAAAAAGTTTCTTGTGCCTATACATTCCAACAAAAATGCTTGCCATTCAACGGCTTGCGTTCTGTTCATTGGCGGAAGATTGACTGTTCCTTCCCAGCCTACAAAGTCAAACTCTTGAGTTCTTTGCTTGCCTGAAAAGGGTGATGATGTTGCGCCCACAGCCCTGTTTAAAGTAAAGGTTGAATCTATAAACCACGGACTTGTTGGCATTGATATGAGTTTGGTCATGAGCCTAGTAATCCTTTCCTGTACGCCCCGCCCCGTCTAGTTGCTTCTAACACGC